CGCAACGTGGGGTCACCCACCGGTTCTTCTCGACTCCGCCAACACCAAGCAGTACCAAGTCGGCTACTCCGGTAGCCAAGTTCGGTACAACGACGGTTTTGTCGAAGTTGCCCTCGTCGTCACCGACGCCGATGCCATCGAGAAGATCAAGCGCAAGGATGCCACCGAGGTATCTGCCGGCTACAAGGTCGACTTTGACCCCACCCCCGGAATCACCCCCGAGGGCGAAGAGTACGCCGGCGTCCAGCGCAACATCCGGGTGAACCACATCGCCATTGTCCCCCGCGGCCGGGCTGGCCCGGAGGTACGACTCTTGCTCGATCGAATGGATGCAGCTGATGCTGTAGCCGCCTTCCCCGAGCACGAAATGGCGCCCCAGTCCAGTTCAACTGCATCTCCCGTTATGGCAACCGTCAAACTCGACGGCCTGGAGATCGATCTGCCCGCAGAAGCAGCCAGCGCGGTCCAGTCCTACTCCCGGGACATGGGGCGCCAACTGCAAGCACTCACCACCGAGCGCGACGAGCTTGCCACCAAGCTCGACACTCTGCAGGCCGACTTCGACGCTCTGGCCTACGACAAAGAGGCCGCTGAAGGTCGTGCCGATGCACTCGAGGAGCAGCTCGCTGCCTCCGGCGACGCCCGCATCGACACCGCCGAGCTCGACCAGCTGGTCGCCGAGCGCCTCGCAACCCTGCAACGCCTCGCCCCCGCGTTCACCGAGGACTTCAAGTTCGACGGTATCGACGACGCCTCCCTGTACACACAGGCTTTCGAGAACCTCACCGGCTCCGCACCCCGCGACGACGCCGAACCCGCCTACATCCAGGGCGTGGTTGAAGGCATCCTCGCCGCCCGTGCTGACGCCGAAGGCGACGAAGATGGCGACCCCGAGGACGACGACTCCGAGGATGCCGACGGCGAAACCAAAGAGGACGCCGATTCCGATCGCGCCGACAGCACCGCCACCCTGCGTGACGCGCTGAAAGGTGCCGGCCGCTCCACCGACAGCCCCATCGCTGCCTATCGCAGCAAGGTGACTGACGCTTGGAAACGTCCCCTCACCGCTACCAAGTAAGGAGTTCCTTCCAATGGCCGTATCTTTCACCCCTACTGTCGTCAGCAACCCGACCGGCGCTCAAGGCAGCTACCCCCTGGAGCTGACCGTGGGCCACGAGGGCATGATCGCTGACCTGCAGGCCTATGTGTCCCGCAGCTACTACAACCAGTCCGGCGTTGCCATCCCCTTCGGCTCGCTGGTCGCCATCGATAACGACCCCACCAGCAACGATCCCTTTGCTGTGCTGCTGGCAACCAGTGGCACCGGTGTCGTGGGTCTGTCCGTCGACGGTCTGACCTTCGAGGGCGTTGGTGGCAGCTCTGCCTACACCCCCAACCCCACCAACATCATCGGTGATGGCTCCCTTCGCGTGGGCTACCCGAATGGCCAGACCATGAACGTCGTCTCCAAAGGCGTCGTCTGGGTCTACAGCACCGCCGCCATCGCCCTCGGTGATGCTGTGCGTTTCTTCGGCGTCGACCACTCGTCCACCGTCACCGGTGCTTTCGTGGGTCGCTTCACCAAGACCGCCGTGGCCAACAAGACCTTCGCCATGACTGGCGGGGCTCGCTGGCTGTCTGAAACCAGCGGCGCCGGCCTGGTCCTCCTCGAGATTGACATCCCGGGGATCACCTTCACCGCCGACACCTGATCCCGGAGCCCCATCCCATGACCACCGACATCCGTAACGACTCGGTCGGCCTCTTTCTTGCTCGCGAGCTGGAGTCCATCCTCGCTCGCGCCTTCGAGGTTGAGTACGCCGACATCAAGTACAGCACCGTCATCCCCGTCTCCTCCGAGGTCGGTAACGGCGCTGATTCCTTCACCTATCGCGTCTTCGACAAGCAAGGCTCGATGAAGGTCATTGGCGACAAAGCCCAAGACCTGCCCCGCGCTGACGTCCTCCGCAAGGAAGTGACCCACCCGGTCCGCAGCCTCGGTGCTTCCTTCGCCTACACCGTCCAGGAAACCCGTGCCGCCTCCATGGTGCCCGGCATGAACCTGGAGCAGCGCCGCGCTAACGCCGTGCGCCGCGCCTACGAGGAGAAAGTGCAGGAGATCGCCTACTTCGGCGATGCCCCCTCCGGCATGAAGGGCTTCTTCAACAACAACCAGGTGGACAAGCTGGTGCCGGACCACTGGTTCGACACCGTGGACATCACCACCGACGAGATGCTGCAGCTGCTCAACGAGCCCGCCACACGGATCGTGCAGAACAGCAACATGAAGGAGATGCCCAACACGATGCTGGTGCCCTACAACGTGTACCGCATCATCTCCACCACCCCGCGCAGCACCACCTCCGACACCACGGTGATGGAGTTCTTCCTGCGCACCAACCCGATGATCACCGCGATCGAGCCCATCAACGAGCTCGAAGCCTCCAAGTCTGGTGGTGTCCTGTCCAAGGACCGCGTGATCTGCTACGACCGCAGCCCCGACAAGCTGCAGCTGCACATCCCGCAGCCCCTCGAGTTCTTCCCGCCCGTGCGCGCCGAGCTCGAGTTCTCCGTCGCCGCTCACGCTCGCATCGGCGGCCTCGCGCTCTACTACCCCAAGAGCGCCATCGTGCTCGAGAAAGCCTGATCCAGGCTGCGCGCTTGCTTTGTTGGCTCTTTCACCTTTCTGATCATGATCCTCGTCTATCGCCCCGAACTCGAAAGTCCTCCAATGGACCCCGAGTGCACGATTGGCTTCTCCTTTGTCCAACACACAGGACAACCGGAAAGCATCCAGGTGAAGTCCGGTGTCAACCGCGGCTTCCCCGAGAAAGTGTGGGAGCAGATCAAGGACTACGACGTCGTCAAGAACATGCTGAAACTCGGCGCCCTGCGCGTCGAAGAGGATCAGGCCTTCGTGTCCGATCCTGCAGCAGCCGCTGACGTGGACTCCATCGCAGACATGCCTGTCACGCAGGCACTCCGTCTCGTGGAGGACAGCTTCGATGTCGCCCAGCTCCAACGTTGGGAGTCAGGTGAGCAGCGGATCCGCATCCGCAACGCCATCAGCAAGCGCATCTCTGCCATCACAGAGGGTAACGGCTAATGGCTGTCCCCACCTCCAGTGAGTTCCTTACCCGCTTCCCCGAGTTCGGCGAGCTTTCGCTCCCCGTAGTCCAGAGCGCCCTCACGGAGGCTGGCCGTTCCACCCCTGCGGCCAACTGGGGCACCGTTCACACCGAGGCCGTCAGCAATCTGGCGGCTCACATCCTCTCCACCCGTGTCATGCAGATCGGCCTTCAGGTCGGTAGTCAGGCCGGCCAGCCCCTCGGCACCGGTCTGACCGCCAGCTTGTACGGCCAGGAGTACGAACGCCTCAAAGGCAACCTCGCTCTTTCTGGATTCGCGCTGTAGTCATGGCTATCTCCGCCGCCACGATCGCTAGCTACGCCCCCTGGGGCAACGCCCAGCTGGCATTCGAGGTTGGCGGAACCACCCTCACTACGGACGCCAGCACGGGCAACACGGTGCAAACCGTCGAGACCGTCGAATACCTGGCTGCGCTCAAACTCGAGGCCCCCTCGTGGGATGGCCAACCAGGAGCCGACAACTCGAGCTACCGCTGCAGCGGGCGCCTACTTAGCCCCGACCGCCTAGACCTTCGGATTACCAACGGCAGCCAGGCGGAAGCCATCATCAATGGCTACCGCGGCCGTTTCGAGCTCGTTTTCGATCTCGATATGGACGCCACTGCCTACCAGGACATCCGCCAGTCCATCCAAGGCACGTTCCGTGTCATCGGAGGCTTCATCGATGGCTAGACGCCCACTCGACGCACAGCTCCGCGCTGCCACCGCCCAGGCGACCCGGCAGCTTGCCACTTGGCTCGACACCCGCTTCACCGCGGAGATCTCGTCGGCCAAATGGGACTACCCCACACCTCCGAAGGTGCGGGACATCGTGGATACCGGCCGCCTCCGTGCCAGCCAGACTCGATCCGTCAACGCTGACGGGTCAGTCACCTTCACCTGGCCGGTGGAATATGCCGCCCAGGTCCACGAGGGCGGAGTTGCCATCACCGGCCTCCGCTTCCCCGGCCGACCTTGGACTAAGGCTCCTCTTGAAGAAGCACAAGCCCAGTTCGACCGCTTCCTGCGCAACGCTCTCCGCGCTGAGCAGTCATGACGATCTCAACCAGCTGCCCCGAGGTGCGCTCCCTACGCACCACCATCGAGCGCTACATCCTCGATCTCTACGAGGTCGATGGCACCACGCTCAAGTCGCAAGCCAGCTGGCCCGGCTACTACACCTTGCCCAACAACACCCGCATCCCTGCGGTCTACGTCGTCGGCGAGGCCATGGTTCCCTCCAACTGGGCTGTAACCGGAATCGAGTGCACCATCACTGATGTACCCGAGATCGTCTCTCCTGGCTCCGTCGGAGCCATCCTGTCCTTCGAGCGCTGGCCTGTTCGTTTCACGAACTACGGCACCCGCAAGGGCACTCGCATGCCGATCTCTCTGCTGGACATCAGCAGGCGCCTGGCACGCACCTTCCCCCGGGATAGTGCTACGCACACTCCCCGGACCGAGGCCACATACGAGGCCTTGACGGTGTCCATCTTGGGCCCCGTTCTGAACCCCCCGATCCCATAAGGAGTCCCAACCATGGCCGACTACGCCATCGGGCTGTCGTTCCACAAGGCTCACCGGACCCTAGTCCGTGCCGTGGACCTCACCCCTCCCTGCCGCTACTTCGCCACCCGCGACACCGCCGGCATGGTCACCCTGCCCACTCTCGACGCCGGTTCCCGCTACGTCGAGATCCAAGGTGTCAGCAACACCACCTTCGCCATCAACGACAACAACCAGGAGTTCCGTCTCCTCGGTGACGACGGTTGGGGTGACTCGGTGATCACCGGCTCCACGGTGCAGGCCTCGGTGACTGCCTACTTCCTGAAGGACACAGGCATCCCGGCCGGCCAGAACTGCCCCGTGTTCCGTGGCAACTACGAAGAGGGCTTTTCTCTTATTGAGAAAGCGCGGTACAACAAGGACTACGAGCTCTACATCGAGTTTCTTAAAGAGCTCGGTCAGGCCAACGGTACTAGCGGCAACTACATCTACGACTTCACCGGCTTCAACGCCGTCGTGATGAACTACAACGAGAACCTCACCGCAGAGGGTCTCACCGAGGTCTCCTTCGACCTGATGTCCCGCGGTCGCCCCGTATTCGGCCGCTACGACGCTGGTGCTACCCCCCTGGCCTTCGGTGGCGTGCAGTCGAGCCTGCTGTTCACCTCTGCTACCTCCGGCACCCGCCGGTATGCGGTTGTGCCAGCTAACAACGCTTCCTCTGTGGTTGTAGGCAACGACCTCACCGTCACCTACACCAGCGACGGCACCGCGGCGCTGACTCAGCTCTCCCTGGGTCAAACCGACGGCAGTGGCTTCCGCCTCGAGGTCGCCTCCGGTGGTGCTCTTGTTCCTGCTGCGGTCTCTCTGGCAAGCAACGTCGTTACCATCAACCCCTCTGCCAACCTGGCTAGCAACACCATCTACCGCCTCCGCGTGGCTGACGGTGCCATCAAACAGGCCCTCGACAACAGCGGTAACCCCTCTGCTACCGGTGTTCTGTTCCCCCTCCAAGGTTTCGAGACCCTCTTCCGTACGGCCTAAGGGTCAGACTGAGCTCGAGCCAACTACTCAGCCCCGCCATCGCGGGGCTTTTTTGTACCTACAGCAATGCAACACGACCTCTTAATGGACGCAGCCCACATGGTGTATGCAGTGAACTGCCAAGTACAAGGCGACACCCTTCACTGCGGCGCCTTGTACCTGGAGCCCCTGATCCCGTTCAAATCTATACGCTTAGCGTATGAGGCTGCTAGCGTGATGGTTGAACTACCTGACGAGCTCGTAAACCAAGTTGAGCCTTTCAGGTCTTGGTCCATCGATCTCCCCATCGCTGATGTCTAAGTACGCGTCGCTCCTGTTCTCCCCCGAGGAGTACCACGAGATCGGCCCTTTCCGCTTCCCCGTTTACCACGACCTTGTACCAGGTGAAGCTAAGGGCATTGAAACGCTAAGCCGTAAGCAATCTAAGTCGACTTTTCGCTCTATTAAGCTTGCGCAGCGCATTGCTAAAGACAAAGGCATCACAACCAAAGAAGCTATTGACCTTCTCGGCAACTCCGCCGAAGAGAACCAAGAGCTGCTCTACGACTACGCTTCTGACCTAGAGGAGCTGCAGCGCGACTCCATCGGAGCTGTCGAGCAGCAGATTGCCTTCGTTACGCTCTTCATGCAGTACCGCGGCGAAGCCAAGCTGCCACGCGCCAAGGACTGGCAAAAGCTTGAAGACTGGACCGAGGCCGACACCGAAGCCATCCCCGCACGCTTGATGGAGCAAATCTTCGAGCTCCTCACCTGGGAGCGTGATGGCTGGCCCACAGCGGAGGGAAACGATTCGGCGGAGGAGCCCGAATTCAGCCCTCCCCCGAGCAAACCCTGAAGCAAGCCGAGGACACGCTCCGCACACCGCTGTCTGACTGGGACTCGGTCTACTTCCGAGTCCGTTCATCTCCAGTAGGTGGAGACTTCACCCCCGCCCGGTTCCTCCGCACCCCGATTAGCACAATCCGCTGGCTGCTGCGCCAGATCGACGACCTCGAGCGCGGTAACGCCAACATGCAAAGCGTCACCGCGGCGCGGCTTACCACCGTGCTGATCCAGATCGCACACGGGTACTCCGGTTCCAAGCGCCCCGCACCCAAGGTGCAGCCCCGCGATTTCCTTCCCTTCCCTGACTGGAAACCAACCGCAGCAGTCTCCGACGGCCCCGACGGACCCACCAAGTTCATCCTCTCCGAGCTCGTACGCACCCAGTGCCTGCCGCTGCACGTCTACGCCGCGCTCGCAACCGCAGCCACAGGCCCGACCTAACATACGAGTAGCGCATATCGGCCCGTGTCTGACTTTCGGCTCAACGTAATAGCTGAAACTCAGGCCGCTGAGCGAAAACTACAGCAGGTAGATAAACTCGCTACTGCGGCTACGAAGTCGCGTAAATTCAGTATTGACCTGAGAAGTCTAAACAAAGACTTTTCAAACATACAGAACGATATTAAGGCAGCCAGCAACAACATACGTACCTTTTACTCCATCAGTAAGAATATACCCGGAGTAGGGGATAAAGTCCGCGAGTTTGAGAGCCTAGCTAAGACCACTGCAGCCACAGCAAAACAGCAGTTCCAGTTCGGCGCAGCGCTTAAGGAAAGCGCGCAAGCAGGAAGCATCCTCTCGCGCTCACTCACTGTCGCCGGCACCGTCGGTGGCCGCCTTATCGATGTACTCGCCAAGGTCGGCTTCGCCACCTTCGCCCTCAAAGAGGCCGTCAGCGTCGTTCAAGCCGCATGGAACGGTTTCTTCAACAACACCATCGGCCGCGAGATCCAGCTCCGCGAGACGATCCTCAAGACTCAGACGACGCTCGCGTCTACAAACCGAGTCTTTGCTGGTGGCAAGGAGATCACCGATCCATACCAGAAGATTGTCTCACTGACCGGCGCCGTAGCAGAGCGTATCGACTCCATCCGAGAACGGTCCATCGCCCTGGCGGGCGTCACCTCGAATGACGTCATCGAGGTCTTTGGCCTCGTTGCTGCACAGGTAGGACAGATCGGCGGTGGCTTGAAGGAAGCCGAAGACCTCGCGATCAACTTCGCTGCCGCTCTCGGCACCTTCGGAATACCGCTGTACCAGGCGCAGCAAGAGATCGGCTCCATCCTTCGTGGTGACATCACCACGGACTCGTATCTAGCCAAAGCGCTCGGTATCACCAATGAAGACATCGCTCGCGCCAAGTCTCAAACCGGCGGCGTAACCAAGTTCCTCGAGGACCGCCTCGCCGCCGCAGTAGCCGGCCAGAAAATTGCCGCTCAGGGCTTCGCCGGTGTCATCTCCAACATCGCTGACCTCGGTGAACTCATAGGCCAGAACTTCGGCCGCGGCCTTCTCGACCCCCTGCTTGCCGGCCTGACCAGTGTCTTCGAGACCCTGTTCAAGATCCGCACCCAGATCTTCGCCATCGCCGAGGGCGCCGGCCAAGCCATCGGCCGCGCCGGGCAGCTCGTCGTCGGGCTCACCGCCGGCCGCACCGGAATCGGCGCCGGCGACCCCTCCCGCGCCGCCTCTGCCGCTGCCTCCGTCGCGCAGCAAGGCTTCAACCAGATCGAGCTTGTCGCTCAGCGCACCGTCGGTGCCCTCACGCAGGCCATCGAAGCGTTGAAGCCCACCGCACTGATCCTGGTCGATGCCTTCCGCAACATCGCCGAGGCCTTTGTCCGCATCAAGGTCGGCACCTTCGAAGCCCTCGCCTCCGCCCTGGCCAACATCGCCACCGTGGTGGGCACGATTGCGCAGCCCCTGGCGGGTCTGTTCAACCTCTACTCCCGTTTCCTCAACACCCCCGCCGTCCAGTACTTCTCCGAGGTCGCCGCAGTACTCGGTCTCCTCAAGCGCGTCGGGCTCGACGCCGCTACACAGCTCGTACTCTTCGGCCGCTTCATCGTCGGCGCAGTCATCCCCGCCATCGGCGGCCTCGGCACAGCTCTCGCCGGCCTGGTCGGTGCCATCGCCGCAGTTGTCCTGGCCATCGGCAAACTGATCGTCCTCTTCGCCGGTCTGGCCACAGCGCTCGTAGGCCCAGCCGCCGCTATCCCCGCTCTGGCAGCCGGCCTCAAGGCGCTATCAGTTGAGCTGCTCACCGTAGGCAAGCAAGCTGTCACGTCAGGCACGCAACTGAACGGCCTCGCTGCTGGCTTCCGCGGCCTCGGTGCTGGAGCCAAAGCCGCGGGTGCATCGATCCTGGCTTCCTTGGGCTGGATCGCCGTCATTCAGATCGGTATCGCCGCTGTAATCGACGCCTTCGGTCGCTTTCAGCGTGCACAAGAGGATCAACAGTCAAACGCCCGTGCTGCTGAAGCCCTCCGTCGCCTCCAAACAACGTACAAGGATGTAAGTGATTCGGCTGATAGCGCTACAAAATCCGCTCGCGACTTTGAGCAGGCCATCGTTAATGCCAACTACAGCCGCAATATCGATCAGCTAGAAGAAGTACGCAAGAAAATCAACCAAATTCGATACGAACTCAAACCCGGTATCCAAAGCTGGGGCGAATTCTGGGATGCACTCTCTGGCTCCGAGGTAGGCCGTTTCGAGGAACGCTCTCGTCAAGTACTCGGTGGCCTGCTCAAAGAGGAAGCCAAGATCAAAGCCGAGCTGCGTGGCGTAGACGCCCAACGCGACCGTGAGCAAGCGATCAAGGACGTCCAGCTCCAAGCGCAGAACCGCACCAACCTCGAGCGCGAGATCGCTGACCTGCGCCGCCAGCTCGAGAACGACCTATTTCAGCAGCGCGAAGCCTTAGCTCAGAAGGAAGTCGACATCTTCCGTGCCGCCGGCGAGCTGCGCATCAAGCAGATCGAGCGAGCCAATGCCAAGCTCATCGAGGGCGAAGAAGGCGCCTCCCGCGCCGCCCTCGAGGCGCTTAACAACTACATCGCCACCCGTGAACGCGGCGAACTTGAGATCGAAGCCGCCAAGCAAACCATTGCCATTGAGGTCACCAACCTCGAGAAGGCAATCAGCGACTACCGCTACGACACTGAGAAGAAGATCGCCGAGCTCCGCAAAAAGTCCGCCGACTACGAGCGCGATTCAGCTGACGCTCGGCGCCGAGCAGGCGTTGCCGGACCCCCCGCACCTACAGGACCGAGCGGAGCACTCAGTCAGCTCATCGGCGGCCACGAAAGCTACGGAGGAAACTACGGAGCGTTCAACCGAGGCGGTAGCAATCAGGGACATACAGCGCATGGCAGCGGTATAGATCCAAACCTAGTCAATATGACGATCGCTGAGATTCAGCGAAGGCAACTAGCGCCCAATGTTCCACGCAATCAACAGCTACATGCTGTTGGTAAATATCAAATTATTGGCTCTACTCTTCGCTCTTTAATGAGCGGAGGATATGGCCCCACTGGTGTTTCTCCCTCGGACAAGTTCAGCCCAGCAGTACAGGAGAAGCTGTTTGAAGCCCTGGCTCGTAATCGTGTTGTCCCGGGAGACATCGCAGCCACCGAGCGCGGACTCAAACAGGAGTGGATCGGACTCCAGTATGCCGACCCGCGCAAACTTCGCGCCGCAACACAGCAACTGATGGGAGGCGGCGCAGGTGCTGCTGCTGCTGCTGCCCCTCCTACAGCTGCCCCTGCTGGCGACAGCGAATTACCCGATGCATCCGCTGCGGCTGACAACTACGCCACTGCTGTTCGCAGCCTTGCAGGCGCAATGGAGCGCCTCCGCTCACTACAGGCAGCGATTACAGAGGCCAACACAGCGGAAGCTTTCGACGAGATCGCAAAAGCCGCCTTCCCTCAGGTCGCAATCGAGCAGTACCAAGACCAGCTGCTCGAACTGCAGGCCAACTACGACGCTCTCACACGTAGTGACTCGACAACCTTTAGCCCCGAGCGCGCCGCTCTCGAATCCAACCTGTTTGCCCAGCGCGCTACTGCTGCGCGTGAGCTCCAACAGATCCTCGACGGTATTGCTAAACAGACAAAGCTCAGTGATACCGAGCGAACACGCGCTATTGAAGCGGTCAACACGAAGCATGCACAGTATCTACGTGGGCTGGATCAAGAAGCGCTACTCAAACAACGCATTCTGGCTACTGAACAAGCCACAAACTTCATTCAACAAACGCGTGATCAGGCTCGCAGTATTTACGAGGACATTGAAGCCCTCAAATTGCGTAACAGCTTGCAAGCAGAAGGTGTCGCACCCGAGTTCATTGCAGCCGAAATAGCCAAGTTAGATATTCAACGTGAAGTAAACCGTCTCACAACGGAACTCAGTGCACAACTGACCACCGAGCTCGCGCTCCGAGACGAACTCCAGCAAAAGATCGCAGCGACTTCGGGTACCGAAAAGGTTGAACTAGAGAAACAGCTCGCTGCTGCGCTCGCCACCATCGAGCGCTTGCGCAAGCAGATCGAAGGTGTTGGAGCAGCCGGCCGTGCCGGTGCAGGAGCCGAAGACGCCCGCGCGAAAGCCGCCACCGAGCCCGGCACGCGTATACGGGGCTTCATTGGTGATGCACAACGACAGCTAGAAGATCTCGAAGGTGTTGCTATTACTGTTTCTCAAGGCATCGGAGATGCTGTTGGTAATGCATTAACAAACGGTATAACTGGACTCATCGAAGGCACGACAACCGCAAAAGAAGTATTCTCCAGCTTCTTAAAAGACATCGGTCAGATTTTAATGCAAGAAGCCGCTAAGATGATTGCCACATACATAGCAATCGGTATTGCTAAGCAGTTTGCTGGCTTGTTCGGTGGGGGAGCAGGTGGAGCTAAACCACCACTCCCCGGCTCATTCCCCCTGATGGCCGCTAAGGGTGCCTACTTCGATGGGAGTACTGCCCGCTTCGCTAAGGGTGGTGTCGTATCGTCTCCGACCTTATTCCAGTTCGCCGATGGAGGTGCTGTGCAAACAGGTCTCATGGGCGAGGCCGGCCCAGAAGCGATCATGCCGCTCAAGCGCGGACCTGATGGCAAGCTAGGTGTCACAGCTCGCCTGGATGGCGCCATGGGACGTTACCGCGGTCCTGCTGGTGGTGGTTTTGTCGGTAGCGGTGGGGTCATGGCTGAAGCCACCCGCAGGACTGCTCCGATGGAGCCTATCGACGTCCGCTACAGCGTGGAACGCATCAACAATGTGGACTACGTTACGGCTGATCAGTTCCAGCGTGGTATGGCGCAAGCTGCCCAACAGGGCGCTATCCAAGGCGAACGCCGCGCCATGCGCAGCCTGAAAAACAGCGCCGCCACACGTAGAGGAGTTGGTATCTAATGGAATACGCCTACGGCCACTTATTTGAAGTCGGCCCTAGTGGCCAAGCAGCACAATATCGTTTCCAAAACTACGCTATCAACCAAAACATAAATGGCTACCTATTTTTACCGTTCAGCTTCGGTGGAGCGGTGGCCTCCCTTCAGGGTGACAACTTAGACGCCACGCTTCAATTTGCTAACACCGCGATGACCCGAGCCTGGATCGTTGACGCCCTCGATAACCTATGGGTTGCCAAGGTCACCACGGTGCTCTGGGAACCCTCCACTCGAGCAGTCCAGAGCACCCTTTACACCTATTGGGGCACCTGTTCTAGCGGAGGCTGGGACGAAACCAACATCCAGATCAGCTTGAACTCAGTGCTGGACGCAGTTCAGACCAATATCCCAGCCCGCCGACTACATCGTTGGCAAGTCGGAAGCATCCCATTTACTGCACAAATCCGTGTGTGATCATTTAATAGGGCGGAAGTACGATCGTTGTCACCAGCTAGTAATAGAAGCTATGACAGCTATGGGGCTTGATCCTCCTAGTGATCAGCCTGATTGGTATGCGCTAGAGATTAAAGGTATTCTACGCGAAGTCAGAAGGTATGGTGATCCTATAGAGGCTCCGCTCTATGATGGTGACGTGGTATTGCTGGCCTCAAACCCAGCAGCTCTCGGGGTGACATGGCAGAACGGAATCCTGTATCTCAATCGCCTGACCGGAACAGCCGATTGGAAGCCGGTGTCCGCCCTTACGATCCTCCGCTCTTACCGTATGAAATCGCACTGATTGAAGCTCTAGGTTGCAGCGAACAGGAATATCGAGTACTTATCCGTCACGCGCAGTCGCGAGCATATGTAAGACCAGCTGAATACGACCATATCCCAGACATCAACAACTGGGAAGTTGTAGCGATCGTCAGCCTTGTTTTAGGCTTAGCATCTACAGCCGTCAGCATCTTGCTGGCACCTAAAGCGCCTGCGCTAGAGACACCCGCCAAGATCAGAGGTAAAAAGCTCGCGGATCAGATCGGCCCTAGCCGCTTCAACCAAACCACCAGCTTCGACAATGTCAGCAGCCTTGCCGAGTACGGTCAACCAATCCCCATCCCGTTCGGCAAACGCGGAACTGGACGCGACGGTGTACTAACTGGGGGCCTAATCCTCGCTCCCGCACTGGTCTGGAGCCGGCTGTACTCCTACGGCAGCTACCAAGCATTCGAGGGTATCTATGTTGCTGGCGAGCACGGGGTTGAGACACCGCAACTTGGTGGTATCCGTCTCGATACATCAGCTCTGAATAGTCTTGGCTCTCGCGATTACGCTCTCTATTGGTCTTCGCAGCTAGGTGAAAATCGCCCTATACCGTCGCGGATAATCGCAGGTACCCAAGGGTTACCAGATAGCGGCACAGGCACGCGCCCTATCTTCACTGCACCTACGGCTGACGGAGAATTTAGTCAAGGATTCTCCATGACGTACAGCCCACAGAGCAACACTGCTTTTGGGACGTCAGAACCTATTCATAACGGATCGGCCTATCGCTTCAACTGGGAAATCATCAGCGCACCGTACGCTAGTACAAAAGGTTCCGAAGATGATATTAAAACAGCACGCTTCGAGACCCAAGCAAAACGCACCAAAATAGCTGGTGCCAATGCAAACGTCTTGCACAGGTACGAAGGCCAACCGGCTGACGATCGTAAACAAGTAGGTATGCCTGGCGTAGGACGAGCATATTCACGTGGTATGGGTTTTGTCAGCCATAGCCGCACAAACGGAGGCAACGATATAGCAGACCGCACAATAGTAGCAGTAAGTGAAGGTGACACATTAGTGTTTCGCATCACGTTAGGTCAACAATACAAAGAATTGATGGAGCGTACAGTAGAAGACGGTGGATTTAAGAACACGGATGTAGATATAAAAGACTTACGTACATCGTCAAAGTCATGGCGCGAACGTGCTTATGACTTACTAACCATAGGTTCTAAATGGGTTATAGCCGGAAGCGTATGGGTTGTACAAAGCCGCTCAGAGCGTGATACAAACAAGAATCTATTGTCTAATATAACGTTTCTCTGCACTGCAATTATAGGCGTACCAGAAGTTGGTATCCCCGGCACGCGGACCATCGAAGAACCGCTCGGTGGGTACGAAGGTCCTTGGCCTGGTCCGGGCGCACCACCTTTTCCCCTAAGTGGCGATGGGTTTAACACGCGCAAACATTGTGGGGCAGCTTTTTACAACATATGCAGACTGCACATCGCAACAATTCGCCCGGTGCGCCGTGACACCGAAGTTATCGAGCTCGGTATCCGCAGTCAGGTGTGGAACCGAGCGAATGGCTTGTGCAATTTCAATGCAATACCGACAGCCGAAAAACTACACACGCTAGATAAAGCAAACATAACGGTGACTACACCGCGTATGGACAAGTACTTTGAACGGTCGTCGTGCTTCTCTTTATGGGTTCGCCCGGTCCAACGCTACGGCCAGCCACAGCAGCCTTGGGCTCGTATCCCACGAGTATTTTGCGTCACCGGAAAAGCGCCTATTGATCTGTATAACTACTTGCGTATCCGTCCGCGCACATCTGGGTATTACGAGTATCGCATAATACCCCGCACAGGATCTGATATCGCCATTAATAGTATCGACAGTAATCTCGCAACAAGACTCGATGCGTCCGGTGGTAAAGTAATCGGAGAAGATTACACAACTCCTTACGGTGATTTTCGCATAACAACGACTGGTGAAGTAGTGGTCATCTCTAGCATCAGGTTTAACGAAGAAATGCTTGCAGATCCTAAGCAATCTGTGCAGCCGACTGTAACCACTACCACTACAACAACGCCTACGGGCTTATCACAATATGCACAAAGTTCAAACACGGGTAGCATACAACTAATACGCCATGCCTGGCTAACTGAAATACTAGGATTCGCTCCTAGCTACGCCAATCAATGGCGTTCTGTAGACGTACAGCATTATAAACCCAACGGGGATAGATACATTACTGTACGCGTAACAGCCTATTCAGGTGTGGGAACTGTTGGCGTTGATGTCGGATCAAGGTATATATCAGCGGCAGGCTCAACTTACCGTTGGACTTCCGAATCGTACAGCGTAGTTTCCGCCACAAAAAGTTGGGCAGTCAATGACGCTTTTACGATCGAAAAAGCTACACCTAGTACTAATCCGTTTGCTCGCCAAGAAGGTTACTCGTCGGTGGGCTTTGCTTTTAGCGTTTCAAGCGTTGCAGTAAAGAGTGTAGAGGTTCCCGGTGAAATTTTACTCACTGGAGAAGGCCGTATTTTCGAGGAGAATTCTCAGGTTTCAGACTGCAGCCACTACCTAGAGCTGGTTAAGTCGAATGAAAGCTCCCCCGAGCACGAGATCGTTTACGTCAACGAATCCATCTCCAATGAATCGCTTGCCGAATACTACGGCATGTCAACATTCGGACTAGCTGTTAAATCTAGTGGGCAGCTTGGTGGCATTGGTCAACTACGCGCTTGGGTCCCAACCGGCATCAGCGTCTACCGCCTAATCGAGGGCGACACCAGACCCAGCAACCTATTCGCGGATCTGGTCTACTATCTACTAACCAGCAAGAGCCAAGGCGTTGGCAATATCGTACCGCCAGAGTTGATCGACATCGACTCCCTACGCATCACCGCTAATTTCCAACGCTCGAACAGAATCTTCTTCGATGGTGTTGTAGAAGACAGCGACAGCTTCCGATCTTTCCTTTACGACAACGCAGCACTACAACTCTGTAACTTCACTATCAAAAATGGCCGCTTCGGCATGATGCCAGCGCTGCCTTACAACAGTAATTACGAAATCAGCACCAGCCCCATTGCTGTCGATCAAATTTTCACTGCCGGCAATATCATCCAAGACAGCCTGCAAGTGCAGTACATCGACGCCGCTCAGCGTTCAAACTTCCGTGCTCTGGTTAGTTGGCGCATCACCGTCGAGAACGACCTACCCACGCAGGCATCTGCCCTGGTCGACTGGGCAGACATCACGGAAGGCAACCGTGCCACCACCCAGCAAGCCTTCGATCTTACCGACTTCTGCACCAACCGCGCCCAGGCATTGCTGACTGCTCGCTTCCTGCTGAGCATCCGCCGCCGCGTCACCCACACCGTCAGCTTCAAAACTGTGCCCGACGCCCTCGGGATCCAACCCGGCTCTTACATCCGTGTGATTACCGAGTCCACCAGCTACAGCGCCACCAACAACGGCGGCATCACGGACGCCGGCACCTTGGTCAGCATCACAACCATCGCCAACGGCACCTATGACGCTCTCGTCTACAACCCTTCCACTGGCGCTGTAACAGAGCAACGAATCACCATCACAAATAACGCCGTCACAAATTCGACGTTGTACGGATGCCTGTTCACACTGCTCAGTTCGAGCGCCAGTGTTGGTATGTACCAAGTGGAGCAGCTCACCCTCGACGAGGACGGCCTCGTCAACGTCTCTGCCGTAGAGGTACCAGTCGATAGCACAGGAGCTAGCATTGTTGCAAAGGACGTGCTGTCAGAAGCCAGCTTCCGCGTATTGGAGTAATGGCCTTCCCCACCCTGATCCCAACCTCCCGCGAGTTCACACCCGGCGACTGGCCCATAAAGCGCTTCAGCTCGCAATCAGGCGCTGAGGTACGCATCCTCTACGGCAGTCAGCGCATCAATGCCAAACTTAGTTTTAACTATACCAATATATCTAATGCTAATGGTCAGCTATTTCTAGACGACTACAACAGTACCTACGGTACACTACGTACTTTTACTCTACCGTCTGTTCTGTTTAGCGGATGGCCTAATGCCACTGGGTTAAACGCACCACCTGGTACCCGCTGGCGTTATGAGAGTGAGCCTAAAATCCAGCATGTCTACGCAGGACGTTGCTCCGTCGCTGTCGAACTGATAGCTGTCGCCTAGGCCGCCGGTAAACTGAGGCAACACACGAGACGTAGTCGTCATGGCTTTCTATACAGGGCGTACCGGGTCCCTAACCTTTGACGGAAAGCCCGTAGCCAAAATCCGTGATTGGTCGTTGGATACCACGGTTGAGTTGCTGTCCACTAACGCCATTGACAGTACCGTTAATACCTTTACCCCTGGAGTCAAAGGCGCAACAGGTAGCGCCACACTTATCTACTACAGACTTGAAGGCACCGAAAGCGCCTCTTTCACGCAGTTCACAGCACTTCTTAGCCGAATTATGAAAGGCGGTGCTGCAACCGAATCTGATCGCGTGTTTTTGGAGCTAAATGTAGGCGGCGGTGCTGCAGACGACATCAAATTTAATGCGTACATCACCAGCGCCCAAGTCAGCGTCAGTACTGGCGAGTTGAGTACTGTGCCAATCCAATTCACTATGGATGGTGACTTTGTTGAAGTCGTTACTGCGTAATGGCCGTCTTCCTTGGTGCAACAGGCAATATCCGGCTAAAGCGCGGCAGCCAAGCCGGGCTTAGTCAGTTCGCAGACCAAATCACCCCAGACGATGTAACGCTTCCCCTAAATCGGGTAGGCCTAGCCCGCTCCGGTGACAACCTTGTCACAGGGGACCGAATCGAGATCGGCACTACCGATCCACGCGGTTTGATCTGCTTCGCCTCATCCAACTGGCCAAGCGCCACCGTTGAAGACACAATTACTGCTTACGTCAATGTCAATGCTGTAGGTGGTTTACGACTTTTCGACACCTTTGACGAGGCCGTTAATAACAATCGCAGCGCGGAATATACTGTCACTGCTTTCTCGGGCGCGGCCCTGCCCGTAACTATCACGCTACGAGATAGTGTTACCCGCGTACTAGGTAATGTTACTAACTACGAACTCAATACAACCCGCGACCAAGTAGATACCACATCCCTCAGCGACAAGTTCAGAACACAATTTGCTGCCGGCTTGATTAGCGGTAGTGGCCGTATAGACTGCTTATTCGATTCTAGCACAACCGGCATTAAAGAAGTGCCATTAATGTTGCTGCAAACTCTGCAGCGTGTAGATATTGGCAGCAGCTGCGACTTGGCACTGTACATAGTTGACAGATCACTGGCTCCCGGCGAATCATCTGTCTACTACGAGTTCGAGGCAACCATAACTGCGTCAGGCTTAAACGTAAGCGCTGATGCAATCATAACGTGTACACTAGACTTTGTTACAACTGGAGAGATCAAACTATTAGTCGGAGAACCATCTGGATACATTCTTAAAGAAGACGAAGACCGTATTCTCTTGGAGCGCTCGCTCGATTTCCTGCTGACAGAATCCGAGGACTAAACTGGGCCAAGCAGTACCCACTAGCGGAGCCGGGTTTTGGCCGACCAGCGTATTACCCAACTAACAGCGCTGCCCAAAGCTGGGGTCGCTGCTACCGATGTCCTGCCGATTGCGGACATCTCGGCTTCGGAGACCAAAAAGGTAACCGCCAAGGATCTGGTTGCCGCGGGCATCGATCTCGTAGACAACGGCGAGATCGACCTCGCCAAACTCGACCAAGCCAGCCTCACCAAACTAGGCACAGAAGCCCTGGCTGATGGTGCGGTCACCTACGCCAAGCTCCAAGACGTCAGCGCTACTGACCGTCTTCTGGGTCGCCGCACTGCTGGCGCGGGTGACGTCGAAGAGATCGGCTGCACGGCAGCTGGCCGAGCACTTCTGGATGACGTTGACGCTGCTGCCCAACGCACCACGCTAGGTCTCGGAACGCTTGCCACCCAATCAGGCACGTTCAGTGGTACACACAGCGGCACCACCTCCGGCACCAACACTGGTGACCAGACCATCACACTTACAGGTGCTGTTACAGGAAGTGGCACAGGCTCGTTCGCTACTTCTATTACTAACAATGCAGTCACCTATGGCAAGATACAAAATACAACCACTGCTAATGTTGTCCTAGGCCGTAGCAGTGCTGGTGGCGGCACGGTAGAAGAAATTGCGTGTACATCTGTCGGACGCGCAGTAATTGGCAGCGCCACTGCAGCCGATCAACGCACAGCACTCGGTCTGGGCAGTATTGCTACGCAATCTGCCGGAGCTGTAGCGATTACAGGTGGTTCGCTTAGCGCTGTTTCTATTACATCCGCATCTACAACGATTACCGGCGGCAGCATTACCGGCATCACTGACCTCGCTGTAGCCGACGGAGGCACTGGTGCCAGCAACGCCGCTGATGCTCGCACCAATCTCGGTGTGACCATCGGTACCAATGTGCAAGCCTATGACGCAGGTTTGCAATCCATTGCGGCCCTAACAACTGGCGCCAACCAAACCATCTACACCACTGGTGCCGACACCTACGCGGTAACCGGTTTGACCGCCGCAGGTCGAGCACTACTCGACGACGCCGACGCTGCCGCCCAGCGCACAACACTCGGGCTAGGTACCGTCGCCACCGTCAATAGCGTCGGCACCAGTGAACTGACCGACGATGCAGTCACCGCAGCCAAACTAGCCAACGAGTCGACCGTTGACTTTGTTACATCGCTACCAGCGAGTGGCGCGTACAACGGCCAGCTTGCACTAACAACGGGCGACAACAAAGTCTATTCGTGGAGCGGTGCAACTTGGACTCCAATTAAAGCCGCTGGCTCACTTAACACACTTGTAGGTGGCACGGCTGGAGTCGTCAACGTAACCGTATCCGCAACAGGCGACACCGCCACAATCAACACCACCCTCGACAACACCGCAAGCGCCGCACAATTCTTAGCTGGCCCCACTGCAGCAAGTGGAGTCGTTACTTACCGCACCATTGCTGGCGACGATTTACCTACAGCAACCACTACAACCAAAGGTGCTGTAGTTGTTAATGGCAACGGCCTAACTATTAGCGGTAACACAATCGCCATCAATAACACGGTCACCGCAGAAACAAGTAACCATCACGTTGTTCAGTATAACTCCAGAGGTTTAGTAACCGGTGGCCGCACACTCGTAGGTGCTGATGTACCTGTAGCCACCGTAAGTACTGTCGGCGTTATCAGTCCCGGTAGTGGCTTAGGCGTTACCGGGCTCGGCACTCTTAATCACACTAATGCCGTTGTTGGAGGCACTGCAGCCAAAGTCACATACGACAATCAAGGCCACATCACCAGCGCTCTATCACTTAACTCTACTGATATTCCAGATCTTGACGCTAGCAAGATTACAAGCGGCACATTCAGTACCGCCCGTCTTGCACCAAATAGCGTCACGGCAGCTCAACTTGCTGACTACGGAATCGCGCAAGTCAGCAGCTCACAGCCTGTCCCCGAGTTCGCCGGCCAACTCTGGATCAACCCCACCGACCGCACCGCTTACGTCTGGGTCGGCCAAGTCTCTCCAGCCCAGGGCTACTATCTCCCACTCAACAACGAGTTCGGCGCTCAAGCCAACTTGCGTTTTGGTGGCACCTATAACGCAAGCACAAATACCGTCTCCAGCCTGAACACTTACGGTGCCGGCGCTGGCTTAACCGTAGGCTCTTCGTTGATTGCGCCAACATCAGCTAGCGCTGGTGTGTATCTGCTGGTAACCACTGCCGGCACTGGCGTAGCACCTGCACCAGCTGTCGCCCTCGACGTTGGCGACTGGATCCTCAGCCCCGGCCAAGGCACAACGTGGACACACGTCAACTTGGTTGGCGCGGGCATCAGCGTGATTGATGCTGGTGACGTCACTTTCTCTGGTGGCTCCTTAACGCCCGCCATGACTGGCGTCGCGGACGCCGAAGCAGCTCTGACCACATTGTGGGGCCGCGTCCAGATCGCCACAGCATCAACGCTAGGCATTGTCCTCGAAACAACCGAGATCGAGGTCAACAACTCCACGGGTGCCATGACAGTTGGCACTGTCGATGAAGGCACCTACTGAGTGGTGGCATGTCCGGCTTTAATTACAATGGCGAAAACCTGCCCAAAGGAGGCACACCCGGTGAGCTGCTTGTAAAAGTCAGCAACGCCGATTACTACGTCCAATACAAAACTCTCACGGAAGTCTTCGCCGAGTACGAATTCGAGATCGACGAGGGCGAATACTAGACTGGGCCGTAACGCCGTCCCAGAGGGGAGTTAAGGCATGGCTACTTGGCAGCATCTCCGCAGCAGCACCGCAAACAAGCGCCCCACTACCAGCTTGGCTGACGGGCGCATTGCGATCAATACGAATACCGCAAGCCCCGGCCTCTTTTTCAAGGATTCCGCTGGCACAGGCATCGTCAAAGTAGGCCCGGTGCACGTTGGCACCACGGCACCAAACAGTGTGCCGGCTTCTGGCGGAAGCAGCGGAAACTACACAGGTGAGCAGTGGCTGGACACAAGTGTGTCCCCTGCTCAGATGAAAGTCTGGAACGGCAGCACCTGGGTCGGCATTGTCGCCGACGAACTGCCTGTCTCGAAGCTGCAAGATGGCGCTGCCCGCCAGCTCATCCAAACCGATGCTGCTGGCACCGGTGTTGAGTGGACCAGCAACGTTGATGTACCAGGCACGCTGGACGTTACCAGCACCGCAACATTCGACAGCATTGCGCAGCATCCGTTGGGTACTGCTGGCGCACCGACGATTACCTTCACCGGTGACACTAACACCGGCCTGTACTCCCCCGGCGCAGACCAAGTAGCCATCTCGACTAATGGCACTGGGCGGTTGTTTGTTGATGCAAGTGGGAATGTCAAAGTTTCAACTGGCGAGGTTTTTAATACTTCCGCTACTGGATATATTCGTGTTGCTGGTGGTGATGATGCAGGCAGTGGTGCAAGCATTCTTGCATTTGGCCAGTCACATGGATCGGCGGCCGGAAGGCTTGTGCTCACTGCAGTTGGCTCTGAAAGTATGCAGTTTGGCGCAGGTGGCGCCGAGCGCATGCGCCTGGACTCCAGTGGCCGCTTAGGTCTGGGGACTAGTAGTCCTAGTGCTGGTTATTTGCTTGACGTGCGTGGAAGCATGTACATGGTCGGCACGAACTCGCGTGTTTACGTGGACAATGGTGGCATTGGGGGATCAAGCGTTCAAATTGGTGTTTCCGGCACATCGCATGGCTATATAGGAACCGATGGAAACTTTCCATTGGTTTTTCAGCCAAACAATACTGAGCGAGTTCGCATCACTTCGGCAGGGTCGGTAGGGATTGGCACTAATGCAGCTAGCGAGCGTCTTCACGTTGTAGGGGGCAATTCTCGGTTTGAGGGCAACTATGTTAGCTTCAATAACAATGGCTACATTCGCACAGATGCAACTAATGAGCTGAGGCTTCAAGCTGGTTCTAGTGGCACCATCTTTGCCAATAGCGGAAACAGCGAAATAGGCCGCTGGGACTCAAGTGGTCGTTTTTTAGTTGGCACGTCTACGAGCGCTAGCACTGGCAACGGATACACCCCTGGCCTTCAAGTTGCTGCACAGTCCGGCTCAATTTCTGCAAGCTCTTATCGTTCCGATGAATACGGCGGCATTATCGCGCTGCAAAAGAGCAAAAGTGCAACCGTTGGGACTCAAACTATTGTAAGCAACAACGATCAACTTGGACTACTTTCATTTGAAGGTAGTGACGGCACTAACTTTGAAGTTGCCGCGCAAATCCAGGCGTATGTGGACGGCACCCCCGGCGCGAACGACATGCCGGGCAGGTTAGTGTTCTCCACTACCGCCGACGGAGCGAGCAGCCCGACGGAGCGGATGAGGATTACGAGTACTGGGGATGTGTACTTCGGCACGACTACAGTTAATCCGGGAATTGGAAACACAGCTACAGGCACGCTTATTCGGAACGGCACTGCGGATTCGGATCGTTACATTGCCGTCTCTAGAAACGCGGGAGCTGGACTTTTCGTCAACAGAAATACAAATGATGGGTCAGTCTGTGATTTTGCGCGTGCAGGTACGTCAGTTGGCACCATTTCTGTTACAGCATCTGCTACCGCCTACAACACTTCCTCCGATTACCGCCTCAAGGAAAACGTTCTTCCACTGACCGGCGCTGTAAACCGTCTCAACCAACTGCAGGTTCACCGCTTTAACTTCATCGCTGACCCAAGCAAAACAGTTGATGGTTTCCTTGCCCACGAAGCACAAGCCGTGGTTCCTGAGTGCGTCACTGGAACCAAGGATGAAGTTGATGCTGACGGCAAGCCTGTCTACCAAGGCATCGACCAGTCCAAGCTGGTGCCGCTACTGACTGCTGCGTTGCAGGAAGCGTTGGCTGAAATCGAATCCCTGAAGGCTCGTGTTACTGCGCTAGAGCCATAAGTCCTACTCGTTAAAACGTCTGGGGCGGTACACACCGCCTTTTTTAATGCGTGGTAGTGTGGTGGGGGCAGCGAGTTTGCACCTCCTGCCCCTGGCCACAGTTCCCTAGAAACCATGACCCAAGAAGAATACCGCTCCGAGATCACGCTGAACGAGCGTGACAAGGAAGTCATCCGTGTTGACCAAGAAGGCTTTCACTACAACGGTCAGTTCATTGCCGATGCCGGGGAAGCGCATCGCTTGCTGGTCGAGTTCCTGAAGAAGCACATCGCCTAGTCATTACCACTAATCACCCATGACACAACAACACCCCGTCACCCCACCGCCGGAGCTGATCTACGAGTGGGCAGAAGACCGAGAACTTCTTCGGGACCCTTTGCCTCTGCCCGAGTACATCGCCAACTGCGCCGCCCAGTGGGGCGCAGACATTGAGCTGGAGGCGTGCTGTGAGTGGGTTGACTCATTCCAAAACAAATTTATTCATGCCCATGATCTTCGTCTTGTCCGCCGCTCCAAGCCGTCGAGCTTGAAGGCAGAGGCTTTACAGGAGTTGAAAACGGCTTGCATAACTTATGATCTTCGATTGGTAAATCTTGACACTATTCGTCGCGCACTTGAGCAGCTCCCCGACAACGAGTAGTCGCTCTCGCACTTCTAGCCATGACTGATTTTACCAAAGACGACGCAATGTTTCTGGTTCAGGCAATCGGGCTTGTTGCAGGAGGTTCGCTGTTGTTTTTTGCCTTAATTGTCTTACTCGCCAGATGAGCGTGTACCCGACAACGAGTAGTCGCTTCCACTAATCACCCATGACTGAAGAACAAATTGAAATGCTTCGCTGCATCATTAAACAAGAGATTGAAGCGGCTGGTATTGATGGTATGGAGCACGGCGCTTGGGGCTGGGCGGAACGAGTGCTTGATGAAAACTGGGAAGAGTTTAGAAAATCCTTCGACGTCCAGTAGTCACCTTCTCTAGGGTGGACAGCCGACCCTTCCCAACTGGCTGTAACCCTCCTACTCTGTACCAGTCTGGTTCTTCATCATGGCCACCACCTTTACGTGGGGTATCAACACCCTTGAACGCGAAACCGACGACGGCTTTGTGTTTACGGCCCACTACACCGTCAATGCCTCAGATGAGGCATATTCCTCTGGCGCATATGGCAGCATCGGCTTCCAGCGCCCTGACAACCTGATCCCGTACAACCAACTCGACGAGCCAACTGTGATCGGCTGGGTCAAGGAAGCCCTAGGCGGTGACGAAAAAATTGCCGAAATCGAAGCTGCCCTGCAATCTCAAATCGACGAGCAGCGCCATCCGTCTAAAGCCGCTGGTGTGCCTTGGGCATCCTGATCGCTGCTTTGGCACTCCTACTAATCTGCCTGATTATTGCAGGCATGATTTGGCAGTGGTGCCATACTTCTGATTGGCAAGATCGTTACTACTAACTAACAGCCGGCGTCAATAGCCGGCTTTTTACTGCTTTTATCCCGAGCCCGAACCCGTTCTAAGGTCATGCACACATGTAAGCTAACCTCAGGTCCCTAACACTTCATTGGCAGCAAAAGCAAAAACCGGCACCGGCCGGCTTGACCACCAAGCTGGTCGCCCCAAGACCACCCGAGACGGGTACGGCCAGAACAGTCGTCCTCGGAGACGCGGCAAGAAAAAACAAGTCGGCCAGGGCCGCTAATCTGAGAAAAAGGTCAGCGGCATGCCTTGTAATGGAGCACTTCGACGAGGCACCCGTTAGCACAAAACCCCCTGAAAACCCCTTCAACCAAATCGTGCCAGCTCTACTGACCGCTGCAGTGGTCGGTTTAGCTGGCCTTTTTATGCAGGTTGCCAAGCTGGACCAGTCAGTCAACACCGTCGCCGCCGACATCCAAGAACTCAAAAACGACTCCAAAGAACGGCTCACAGATCTCGAAACCCGCGTGCGCCACATCGAAATGACCGTCGGCAGCAAAAAATGAGCCGAAATGACCGTCGGCAGCAAAAAATGAGCGTCGTCAACACCACCGACTACGGCAACGGCTTCAGCCTGGATCAGCTGGAAAACGAACGCGGCGAACTCTACTACCGCGCCTGCAAGGACAGCATCTGCCGCTACGCCGAAGACCACTACATCGCAATGATGTATCTCGAAGGCATGGGCTGGGACCCTAAGCAAACTCCCCTGGCTTAGCCCCAAAATCCGGTCCTGGGTCCCGCCCCGTCTTCAGCACCGCCACCGCCCTCGCATAGAACGGGCTACTGGTCTTACCTGCGCGCTCCAGGGCCTCCTTCACCTTCGCCCAGTTCTCCCGAGTGCGGTCGTCCATTAGTACAGCCACTCGGCTGCAGGCCTGGCACCGGCCCCAGGAACGAAACCTCCGCCCCCGCGCGTGTCCATATGCACGAAGCCGCGTGGTCGCCCATCGCCCAGACCTCCAGTCCACCGAGTGCGAATCCACTGATAGAAGCTGTCTAGGCTTCTATCCACCGGATACAGATCAAACGCTTCCCCGAGAACGTGCCGCGAACCCGGCACACCTCCAACAGCGGCATTGATGTCCGCCGGCCTATAGAAGCTCGTCACCCCCAGGGGCCGCCCCCACGCCTCGCGCACTCGCTGAAACTCCGCCGCAGTGCGCAGCAACCGCGTCCGCACCGACGACGTCGGCCCAGGAATTCGCCGCCGGTCCCACTGCAAGATCTCACCCACAGTCAGATTTGGCGTTACTAGACAGTTGAAGTCGCCCCAATCGACATCAGGGCGCATGAACTCCCCCGAGCCGATCACCTTCCGCCAGTGTGGCTCGAACACAAACCAAGTCCCGGCCCCCGCCGCCAACTCCACCCGCGCATGCCCATCCGCCGGCCGCTCCGTGTATGCAACCACTGCATAATCTTTCCCGACGGGCACCAGAACCTTCTCCTTCTCACCGAGCTCGGCAGCCGGAACTGGCTCCTTCTTCAGCCATGTCACATGCACCGCCTCGATCCGGTACAAGATCGACTTTGGCTCCGCCTTAACCACAGGCTTGCTCACCACCGAGGACGGTGCCCGCTCATCCATCAGCTTGATCAGTTTCTCGGCATAGGTCGGATCTGTCGCGTAGCCCTGATCCACCAACGCCTTCGCTGCATCCTCCCGCGTCGCCGCCCGATTCACACCTTCGTATTTGTCCCAGTCCTTATACCACCGAGTAACCAAGTACCTAACACATGCCCCGAGATCAGAGAAGTCAATAAATTCTGCCGTTATAGTTATCCACTTTCCATCCATAAACTCTTTAGTTTCTTTACCTGTTCCAGTACCCTTCAAACCAAAATAATTATGTTTACCACTCGTGTGCTTCCCGTAGCCACTCTCAAGTGCCCACTGTGCTGCCACAAGCTCGGGGTATTTAGCCCCAGCATCTTCCCCTGCCTGCCGCACACCCTCCCAGCTGTTCGAGTACGTCTTGCGAGTAGCCACAGATTTCGCGCAGATACTTCACGCTACCGGCGCCGCTGCACCTCACGCCAATAGCGGTCCTCAACCTTGCCCTGCCAAGCCTGGTACTGCGACATACGTGCCGACGCCCGAGCTCGTTTCTTCCGCAGGTTCCAGTCATAAAAAAACTGGGCATCCTCCACCAAGCGATGAAGGAGCCCATTCGGTAAACGCTCTGCGATTCGGTTAAGTCGAGCCAACAACCGAGAACGCAGCTCGTTCTCGTCCATCAACCAGACACAGCCACAGACTTACTGGAGGCTTTCACGCTCGCTGCAGATTGAGGCACAAGCCGAATTGCATCATCCTCGATCACGATCTGCAGTTCATCGCCCGGCTCCACACCAAACTTCTCCGAGTACGTCTTGCCTACCAAAATCACACCATTACGATGGACGGTAGTCATAAACTGCGCTGCTTTACCAGGCTTCTTGCTGGTTTTCAGCTTTACACCTTTAGCTTCAAGCAGTGCCTCGTGCAACTTACCGATGAGCAAGCGCTCATTACCCTTATCTGTATTGCGCACGTAGCCAGCCTCGCGAGCTAGCTCGGCTTGATCCATGTCCGCATTGGCTTTCACAAATGAAAGCAGGTCTTGCCCAGTGAGCATGAGTGGTAAAACGCTACGAAAACAGCGTATCACACAAAGCTCTACTTGGCATCGGCCCAGCTACTACCAAAAGAAGCTTCCGCCACGATAGGCACCAACTGACAAACTACCGAACCCGCGGCTTCCATAGCTCCGGCTAATGTTTTCGCCCACTTCTCCACTACCCCATCCTCAACCTCGAGAACGATCTCGTCGTGCACCATGGCAATAAGCATCGCTTCCCCTGGCTTAGCCGCTTTTATGTTGTCCCATATCATCGCGATGGCAATCTTAGCGATGTCACCCGCTGTACCCTGCACTTGCGTGTTGATTCGCGTAGTGTATTTATCATTAAAGCCTGTCAGTATCCTACGCCTACCATACCTAGTAAATACAGCGCGCGTAGTCTTATTGCCTTCTTGCATCTGCCACTCATAAAGCTGGGGATACGCTTCACGAAACCCAGTAACAAGACCCTGGGCTTCTTCTAGCTCCATATCTACACCATATTGTGCAACAGCTTGCTTTCTTAACGTAGCAGCACCTGCCCCATACAAAAGCCCGAAATTACAAAGCTTCGCGGACGTACGCTCTTTCTTCGTAATAGTATCAGCACTTTTACCTGTCACTAAAGCTGCGGTCTCTGTGTGCAAGTCCCGCCCAGCTCGGTACGCCTCCAGCATGCGCTCCTCACCAGATAGCTCCGCGGCCACCCTCAGCTCCACCTGACTGAAGTCAGCCACAACCAAGGTGTAACCCTCACGAGCGCGAAACAGGCGCCGAAACTCCCCCTCCCGCGGCACTTGCTGAAGATTCGGACCTGAGCAACTCAGCCTGCCCGTCTCTGTCCCCATCTGCCGGTACCCCGCATGAATCCGCCCATCCGGTCCAATCGAATCCAGCAGTTTCTCAATATGAGACACGCGTGTTACAGCCGCCTTCCACTCCATGTACATGGCCACGAGCTCGTACTCCCCCTTCAGAAACGCCAGCAGGTTCTGATCCAAACTCGGTGCTCCCTTCTCGTCCGGTGGAAGCAGAATGCCCGCCTGCTCAAACCGCTCCGCCATCTGCTTCGGCGAGCGTGGGTTGAACCCCTTGTAGCGCTTGGTTCCAGCGCGGATCGACCCCGAGTCCTTCTCCCGCGTGTTTAAGGCCCCGTCCTCATCCCGCGGTAGCCACACCGCCGGCTCATCCGGCTTCTCCTGTTTGATCGCCAGATCCAACGCCTCGAGGAATGTCGTCTTAAGCGTCTCAGCATTGTCTTGCAATGAGACTTGCAGCGCCATGGCGGACACAGCATCAAATCCAAACCCGTTCCACTGCATCCGAGCGATGGGCCGAAGCGCCATCATCTCCAGCTTGAAGATGTCCCACAGCGTCACCGAGGGCGACACCTCTGACTCCTTCAGCGCTGCTACGAGTGAGGGCACCATCCTCGGTAGACACACCGCATCCCGGGCGGCATAGCGAACCATCTCATCCGAGATCTCCCCTGCCCAGTTGGCCTTCTGTAGCTCCTTAGGCAGCGGCACCTTCAGCACACGGCTTACCAGACTCCCCAGGTCGTTCTTCGCCCCTGTGCCGTTGTTGACCACCTTGGCGGCGATCATCGTGTCGAAGAGCGAGCCACCGAGCTCGACACCTTCCCCCGCGAGGAAGTTCAAGTCGAATGCAGCATTCTGCAGCACCTTCTTTTTTGGCCCTTCGAGCAGCGCCTTCAGCTGACGTAGCCCTGGTGCATCCCAAGGCAGCTGCCGCTCGCCCTCGGTGCGCCAACCTTCCACATCGACCACCAACGCATAGTCGCAACTTGCGACTTGGATGAGACGCACGCGATTCACCAGTGGATCCAGGCCAGTGGTCTCTGTATCCACGCCCAGCGGACCCACTGCCTCCCCGAGCTCAGAAACGCGCCGGGTCAGCAATGCCGCAGCCTGTGGACCACGAATGAAGTCGAAATCCACATTATCTAAAGCTTCCTTGTGAGCAAGGGATTCATCGGACGGCATACTCGGTTAAATGCAGTGGTTGTGTGGACGACCTTACTCTTAGCTTTGCTCAAGAAGCAGCACTAAGGCAGATCGATGATTGTACCAATGTAGCAGAGCTAAAAGCTCTAGCTAAGAGTCTCATTAAGTCTCACTTCACATCGCGCAGCTTCATAGCAACACTCTTGCTCCGCGAAACAACCCTGGGGCCCAGCCCTAGCTACCAGACCGAGCTCGATGACGAGCTCCCCTGGCGCCAGGGCTAAGAGCGCAACATCAACCCCAATCGGTGTCCTCCCAATCTCCGTAGTCCTGCGTAGAACCGGGGGTCCCATATATCTCCGAGGCCGTGTCCAAAACCTCCGGCGGTTTTTCCGAAACCGCTGTGCTGGAGAGGGTTTCAGCCTCGGAGGTTTTGGACAACCCCTCCGTGTGTCCAAAACTGTCCGAAACCTCTAGGGGCATTTCGGTGGAGTTTTCCACAAAAGTTTCCACAGGCAGCTCGGTCTCATGCGTCTCATCTGAGACTGTGCCTTGCTGAACTGTTTCGACCTCGGAGGTTTTGGACACTTCGGGGTTTTGGACAATTTCGTCTGTACCCTGTCCAAAACCCAAATCCCTTCCAGCACAAGGAGTTCCAAAGAAAGAAGGAGGGTTTTGGACACTCCGACCCTCGTATATAGGGGCTTTGACCGAAAAACCCACCAGAGGGCGCCCCCCTTTCTGTCCCGGCTGTCGCACCCGGGTTTCCTCCACGAGGCCGGCAACAACCCACCGCTGCGCCCACCGCTTAACCGTCTTCTCACTGACGATCGTCCCTGGTCCCCTACGCCCTGCCAGCCGGCTGTTGAGCGCGTAGCGCAGCTCCTTAGCTGTCATCGGCGCCTCTGCCTCCTTGAGGATCCCGAGAACGATCGTCCGTGGCGTCTCATCGCCCTGCCCACCGTTCTCTCGGGTCACAGTCGGGGTGAGATCCTCAATGCTCAGCGCTTCCTCAATGTCCTCCTGCACCAGGAATCGATCCCCACCTCGCATGCCCCGACTCTTGTCGATTTCGAGGATGAGCGCATGATCCCCGTACTGAGCGCGCTCCTCGTCCGTCAGGTCCTTCAGCTCCCAGGTCTCGTGCACCGCATTCCGCAGCGTGTCTGTGCCGCGGAACTTCGTCCCGTCCTTGGTGTTGTGGTGGATCCACAGAAATGTCGTCGGTGGGAACGCCGTCCCGTTCTCCCGCGCCAAGCGGTACAGCGTGTTCGAGTACTCCTTCTCGTACTCCTTGGCTGCAATCATCGTGCTCACCGACGTGAGTGAGTCGACTACCACCAGTACTGGCTTGAGCTCTTGCAGCCACCGCAAGAGCACCCTGTACTGGCTTTGTTGCCACTGCGGTTTGAATCGGAACCAGGTATCGGCACCGGTCGAGTCAATCCCCTGCTGATCCAGGTACTCCGCATAGTCCGTCATCGACATGTCGTTGCCGATGAAAAGCACGTTTCCCGAGACCGTCGGCTCCACCGTCAGCCCCCGCACCTTCATCGGCAGCTTCTGGCCCACGATCTTGGCCAGCAGCACTGCAAGGCGTGTCTTACCCATCCCGCCCCTTGCATGCAAGAGAATCGAGCTCGGTGCAGACACAAAGTCCGGGATCAGGTAGTCCCGCTGCCCGCGCATCTTCTCCTGCCACTGCGGGTCTTCCTCCACCTGCTCCTGGTGCAGCAGGAACCGCTCGAGCGCTGACTCCACCTGAGGCCCCGACTTGTACACGTGTGTCAGCCCGGAGTCCCGCACCAGCTCCATCAACTGGTAATGCGCGAGCTCGGCATTGTCGTACCCGTTGATGATCTTCTCGGCTGCCGTAAAAAACTCCTGCCCCGATAGCCGTTTCAGCGGTGCATCTTTGATGGTGACCTCGGTCGCCGTTGCGCATGCCGGGTAGTCGTACCCCAGCTCCCCCGCCAACTCCGCCACATACGACTCGAGGTCAGGCCCACTAGGCCGCCCCGCATGCATGTCCTCTGTGCGGACCTTATGCACGAAATCGAGAACGTCCCCACCTACACCGCATGCCTTGCAGTCCCAGCAGCCGGTTTCCTCCGCGTACTGAAATGCCGTACCGCTCTGCCCACCGTGCCAAGGGCACCCACTCATCAGCTGCGGGTTCTCACCTCCACGACGCTTCCACCCGTACTTGTCGAACACGGCATGGTTGAACACGAGGTCCGCCAACCGAGGCCGCAGCAGCGACTGCACTTCCTCTTTGAAGAACCACCCGCGGATCTGACGCGACGGCACCGCGGTCTGCCCCCCAAGCTCGTCAAGCAGCTCCTTCTGCTCCGCCTCTGACAACCACTGCACAGGCTTCCGATGAGGCCGCAGCACATCCAGCACCCACTGCGGCGCCGGTGCTACCTGGCCTTCGTTGTAGTTGAGGAACTGGTACTGCTGCTTTGTCTCCGGGTGTGGCGAGCCCGGCACCACGCTCTGACACGCGTTGAACCGCAGCACGACTTCTTCGTAGGCCTCTCCGCTGATCGCATCCCGATCACCTCCTGCGCCGCGGTTCGTGTCCCCGTGCCCAAGGTGCCATTGCCCGTCATCCGTTCGCAGGATCAGCGTCTTGACGTCCTTGAGCTCTGGCACCAGCCGCTGTGGCACCAGATAGAGGATTTGCCGTCGCCCCGGTTTGCCCGACGTCCACGACATCGTCCGCTCTTCGCCGTAAGGCTCGTACTCTGCGCCCGCTACCTCGCGATAACGCTCATCCGCAGCGTGTCCATCAATATCGAGAGCAATCAATCCCCCCGAGAACGAACCCGTCACCACCCCCAGGCCTACGTAGTCCTGCCTGAGCTGATATGCAGTCATGCACTCAATCCGCGTCAGCGGCTTCGTGCTCCACTCCTTTACGTAGGTGGCTTTACCCGCTACAGGCACAAATGCCCAACGATCCGGGAATACATCACGACGCAGCAATTCAATAGCCCGTCCTTGTAGAAAGTCCGAGCTGTTGCCTTTGTGCTCTTTGTCCATTACGATTGACGCAGCAAGTGAAGGCCAAGACCCCCCGCCACAAGCGGGGGGTTTTTTCTTGGCCGTGTTTCACCGTACCGAGCCCGTCCAGCCACGACAACCGGCCGCGATGAGTCTCAATAGACTCATCAACTTCTGCGACTTGTCACGCACAGCGTTGACAGACCTTGGGTTACCCCGTACGATCTGCAAGTGAGACGGAGCAACCCTCCGTTTCCGGCACATCACCCACTTTTTACGGGATCTAGCCACATGTCCTCATTCCTGTCAGCCTCCGCTATCGAGGAAATCTCCAAGGAGTCCTCCGGCTCTGGCCGCTACCTCAACCCCGCCAAGATCACCGACGAAGTCCGAGTGCGGTTCTTCGGCTCCGGCATCACCGGCTTTGAAGCCTGGACCGTGGACAACAAGCCTGTCCGCTGGGAAACCAAGCCCGAAGAACTTCCCGCCAACATCCGCCAGCAGGAGGGCTTTCAGACCATCAAGCGCTTCATCGCCGGTCTGGTCTACGACTACTCGTCCAACGACTTCAAGATTCTGCAGATCACTCAGAAAACCCTGATGGATCAGCTCTTCAAGTTCATCTCGGACGAAGACTACGGCGACCCTACCGGCTACGACATCAAGATCAGCAAAACCGGTGAAGGCAAAAAAACCGAGTACTCCTTGGTTGCCGCCCCACCCAAAGCGATCAAGTCCGACATCCAACAGCGTTTCGACGAGCTGAAGTGCGACCTCAACCGTCTGTTCGACGGTGAAGACCCCTTCGCTGAAGCTTCCGTCTGATCTCCCCCGGGGAGCTCACCCCTCCCCTTTTTTACTCCGCACGCTATGGACACCACTCAGCTACTCGGGCGCAACATCCGCTTCCACCTATTCCGCACACGGCTGACCCTCCGCGATGTCGCCGAAGCCTCTGGCATATCCCCTTACTCCCTTGGTCGCATGGCCAGCGGCAAAACCAAGCTGATCGATCCCAACGTTCTCGCCGATCTCATGCGCGTCTTCAAATGCGACGCCAACGCGCTGCTCCTCCCTATCGAGGGCGTCCCCTATGACGGCTGAAGCCATCCGCGGCCTACCCAAGTACGAGCCGATCCGCTCCCACGAGAACGGCGACCGCAGCTATTCCACCCCGCTTGGCTCCTGTAGCTCAGTCACCACCATCCTGAGCAATACCCGCGATAACACCGGGCTCCAGCAATGGCGCGAGTCCGTCGGTGAAGCCCGCGCAGACTTCATCTGCAACCTCGCCAGCTTCCGCGGCACCCGCCACCACGACGCTGTCGAGCGCTACCTACTCGACGGCACCGAGCCCGGCTTCGACTTTCTCAACACGCCCTACTGGAACAGCACGCGCAGCTTCCTCGACCGCATTCGCCGTCCTCTCGTCTGCGAAGGAGCTATCTACCACCCGCTCCGCTACGCCGGCACGTTCGATTGCATCGCTTATCTAGAGGACGATGGTGAACAGCCCTCTTTGCTGGACTGGAAAACAGCCGATAAAGTCCGCAACCCAGCAAAGATGTACGAATACTCGTTGCAAGTTGCTGCTTACACCGCCGCCGCTAATTACGTCTACAAACCACAAGGCCTAAATATCACCCGAGCGCTGATCGTCGTAGCTATCCCCGACGAAACGCCTCAAATCGAAGAGCTCTCGCTCCGCAAGCTCACCCAGTACATGCAGCACTTCGAGGCTCGCATCAAACGCTTCACCCGGTCCCGCGCATGAGCGAAACCACCCCTATACACGCTCTGGTTAGCAACGTCATCGGAGGCTCCCTCCTAGTGCAGCACGCCCATGCGCTGGACATCGATCCCGAGCTGCTCGCTGACCCCAGCAGCCCCGAGTCCTTCGAGCTCTACCGCAAGCTCACCACGCACCTAGGCCTCGACTTTGAAGTCGCCGCTTCGCACGTTCTGAGCTCCGTGACAGCCCTGCTCATCGACACCGAGATCAAGGACTACAACGTCCGCTACCTCGCCACCGCGCTCTGGAAAATACTCGGCGATCCCGCACATAACGGCGACGAACCCCCACCGATCTACAACGAGGCCGCCAAGGCGATGTACGCCTGGACCCTGACCCTTCTCCACCCCACTTTTATCCGCCCCTGATCATGCTCATCGGTATCTACTCTCCCGCCGCCGGCAGCGGCAAATCTTCCGTCGCCGACCACCTGGTCACACAGCACGGCTTCACCCACCTCAGCTTTGCCGAACCGCTCAAGTCAATGATCAGCTCGCTGCTCTATGACTTCGGCTATATCCCTCAGGACGCGCACCACGCGACCCACGTCGCCAAAACTGCCCCTCTCCCCGAGATCGATGACAACGTCGACGCTCGCCACCTGCTTCGCACCCTGGGAACCGAGTGGGGCCGCAGCTGCGTTCACCCCGACATCTGGCTCCGCTGCTGGACTTCCCGCTACATGCGTCTCCAGCTCCAAGGCATCGAGCGCGTCGTTGTAGACGACATGCGCTTCCTCAACGAAGCCGCCCTCCTCGATCGCTTCGGCGCCCATCTCTGGAAAGTCACGCGCCCTGGAACTGAGCGCAACACCAACCACGCCTCTGAAGGCGGCCTCGACCACCTCCACGCCCTGACGGACCCCGAGAACGATTGTTCCCTCGCCTTTCACCACATCATCGAAAACGACGAATCCCTAGACGCGCTATACAGCCAAGTAGACGACGTCCTCGCGTTTGACTACTTCTCCGCGGTCATATGAGCTCACTATCCGTAGTCGAATTGCGTGCCCACTCCACCAACGTTGAAGACCACATAGCCAGAGTGCTCAACGACTTCAGCGAAATCACTGGAGTAGCCGTCGAAGCTTTAACAATCACTCCAGCTTCCACCGCCGATTCCTTCAGCACCACATACTACGTTCAGCTAAAAATCACCCTCTAGTGGATCAGCATCTCGCCACCGTCCTACCGCAGTACATGCGGCTCGCCTCCAGCGCATCTGCCGAAACCATCCGTCGCAACCCCGTCACCGGCCCCTACAGCGAGCTCTACTTCAAACTCGCTCGCCAGCACGGCCTCACCCACGCCCGAGCCTGGCTACTCGGCTCACTGGTCCGCGACCTTCACAGCTCCGCTGCTTCTTGATCAGCGATGTCGGACCTCATCTCCCAGTACCTCAGTGACATCTCCCGGCATCCGATCCTCTCGCGCGAAGCCCAGCTCCGTCACGCCTATCGCATCCGCGCATGGGTCGACTACACCCCACCCGGCTCCACCGAGCCCGACCGCTCTGCCGCCCCCGCTCACATTGCACGCCCCGGCAAGCGCTCCCTGGACATCATGGTGCGAACCAACCTGCGCTTAGTTGTCCACCTCGCCAAGCGCTATCAGAACCGAGGCCTCGAACTCAGCGATCTGATCCAGGAAGGCAGCCTCGGTCTCATCCGAGGCATCGAGCTCTTTGACCCAACCCGCGGATACGCCTTCAGCACATACAGCTATTGGTGGATCCGCCAATCTATTTCACGCGCAATCTATAACTCCTCCCGCACAATACGGCTACCAATAAACGTGCAGGATCTTTCTACCAAGATCAAGCGCGCCATGCACACGCTGACTGCCTCTTACGGCAGACCCCCCTCCATCGACGAGCTCAGCACCGAGCTCGAGCTTCCCCATGAGCGCATCACCGAGACCTTGATCAGCTGCACCATTACCAGCTGCACCTCCATTGACGCCCTATGTCAGCTCTCTGATGCCCCCATCTCCGAGGTACTCAGCTCTGACAACCCGACCCCGTCAGAAAGCCCAGAACTCACCGTATCCCTCATCGAGCGCGAAGAGCTTCTACAAAAAGCCCTCGCGACCCTCGACCCTACGCAACTCCTTGTGGTCCAAGCGATCCACTTTGAGCAACGCAGCCGCCACGAGCTATCCGACGAGCTCGGTATATCCCGCTATTGCATCTCATCGATCTACAAAAAAGCTATGCACAAACTAAGAGTAGAGCTCACTTATAACTGGGATGCGTTTAACGAGTGAGCTACCAGACAGTAAATTCTTCTACTTCTATGCCCTCCATAGCAAAAGCGTATACACCTGTGTGCTTACAACGATACACTCGCTGATAAATTGTAGAGTAATTTAGTCCTAATTCTTTGCACAAACTCTTAGCATTATACAGTACTCCCTGATACAGGTACATTGTTTTAGTTACGTGACCTACTACAGGTCTTTTACTACGTAGCACCCTAGATGCAGCTATGCGCACTGTTTGTTCCTGCGGGGATACGCAGTCTTTATTCCGTCTACTCTTAGCTACTCCGCTTTCATCTCGTCCGTTATCGTCTTGCCATCCTAGCGCTAGTTCTTCTTTTCCTATGTGCCGGACAACCATACTACCTGGATTTTGACCCGTTTTTAAGTAGTACGCAATCCTATGGGCATAAAATAATCCATGTCCCCGCACAGACACTAACCATTTTGCTCCGCTTCTTGAACCAGCTGGTTCACCTATTTTAGCTTTACCATTTTTACTAGCGACTTTCCAAACAAGGCCCGAAGGCGATGTACTAGATATCTCGAGCAGCTCTTCAACTATTGGTGGAATGGGGCGTGGAGCTCCCTTCCTATTGAGCGCGTAGTGCACATCGGTAAGCGGAAGGCAGCGCTGGTATGTCTGAGCAGGCATACAGGTCTCTGAGGTACCCCACAAGCATACCCCCCTACAACTTTTATTTATATACAGTTTTTCTAGCCCAGGATGTGACATATCCCCCTCTAGCTCAGTCTCGCTGCGACGCAGGGCTGGACTCAACTTGCAACACACCGAGACTCATGTCCCTCAGGTGCGACGCATGAGACTCACTGGGGTAGCTTGACGGCCGCGCGGTGCCGTGCCAGACTGACCTCACGCGCGCACATCATGCGCGTTTTCAGCTCTCATTGCAACCACCTCAGGCGGATCGCTTGACAGCTGGTTGCCCTTGTGCAACGCTTAAGGGCATCGGGAGCGCAGCCGCCCCGCGGAGCCTAGGCCTCAGGTCAGCTCCCCGTGGCTGCGCGCCGGTACCGGCTCCGGCCGGTTGCTTGACAGATCGGCACCCCACGTGCCACACTTCATTCAGTTCAGAACCACCAATGCATTAAGCGCAACAGCGCAGCCGATAAAGCGCGGCCGGCCGGGCGGATCCCGGAGCTATAGCAGCAGTGCGCCCAAACTGACTGGGCGCTAGCTCTTGCACCTCACGGACGGCCTGCTCGGATCACACCGAGCACGAGGACCGTCGCCGAGATACCCGAACGCCGTAACAGCTGGCGATAGAGGGTGAGGCGACCAGTACCCGATGGCTGGGGGCAAGCAAGCGAACGCGGAACCTCCTGCAGGAGGGCGCACTGCATGTGTTTTTACCGATCCCGCTGCTGCAGGGGGATCAACGCTGCTCCCGACAGGGATCACAGCGGGTGCACCGGCCCCTTAACGCCCGGTCTGCAGATACGCCCATAGGGCAGCCCGCCGCTCCGGCTTCACTAGGACGGCCAAGCCCCGGCACACGGCTCTGCCGGGCACAACCCTTCCCGCCCCTGCCGGTGTGGGCTAGTGCTTCGAGCACTACACACCGGCCGGCGGGCACAAACCATCTCCCCCAGAAGTCCCCCCTGGCGCACTGCGTCCGGGGGTCTTTTGGCTGAGGTGCTTTGCATCTCCCTTCTCTAGCTGTGAGTTTCAGCATGTACTTCCAACACCTGTGCGCTAGCAACGACTCCGACGGGAATCCGCGCCGTCTGTACGTCCTCGTCGATGAGGAACTCCCTGTGGCCGCCCGTGTTGCCGCATGGGATGAGGGCTACGCCGGCCACCACGCCGTGCCCGGAATCTGGCGCGAGTGCGCCTACCTCGCCGAACGCATGGACATCACTGTGTCCCTCTACAACGAGCTGCGCCGCAACCTCCCCAGCCCGAAGTGGGCCCACGAGGTGCCCGGCTTCGAGCATCTCCGCGAGCTCGTCTGACTGATTCCCGAAACGGTTACCCCGCACCCTCGTTATGTACCGAAACACCTGGTTCCACGGCCGCGAATCCCTAAGGCAACTGCCCCCCGAGTGCGTCTGTGACTGCTCCGGATCCGGCAACCGCGACGACGACGTATCCGCATGGGTGGACCGCCTCGATTTCGACGGGCCCGCCTGGCTTTTCCGCGAGTACCTGCGCGGTTTCGACGCATGGGATGCCCGGGATCTGGCTGACCACAACGAGAACCGCAAGCGCGTCTTGTGGATCTGGGCGTGCAACTGCGCCGAAGAACCCGGCGCCTACGACTACCTCTACCTGGAGTGAGTGATGACCTACGAAATCCACTGCACCATCACCGACGAGCTCGGCACCCGCACCGCCCCCACCGGCATCTGGGGGTGGAGCCGTGCCGACCTCGTGCTGGAACTCGCCGGCCTAACCCGCCGCAACCCGGACTGCACCTTCCACATCGAGGAGTGCATCCCCGAGGACGCCTTCAACGCCTACTGATCCGCCAATGAGCACCATCCGCCGCGCCCCCACCGAGTCTTTCCCCGAGACCG